AGTGCTCTCTTTTTTCTTGATATTAAAATTCTAAATTTACTAAAAATAATTCCATGAGCATTATTTAAATAAGCAATCCCCATGGTCATTATGCAAGACCAAAACAACTTTTCGTTATAATCAGCGCCAGTTACATCACCTAAGACCCACATACTGATAAAAGTGAATAGCAATAATTGCGGTAAACTCATCGTGGATTCCCCCATTCGTCATGTGCCATGTCGGCCAAATTATCGATTCCTTTTGCCATGACAGTTGTTGTTAGCACATATCCAACCCCTACAGGACCGCCCGTAACGGCGCCGATGACAATTGCAGCGATGAAGGCGCCTATATGAATATGCAAACCACCCTGGATTTGTCTGATTTCATCGATTGATAATGGTTTCATTATTTTCCTATTTTATTTCTAAAATCAACGAGATTCTGCCAAACATTAGGCTCTAGCGCTATTTTGTTTGTGATGCTCAATCCATTTGTTGTGTGCAGCCATATTTGATACCCATCAAAGGAAGCATAAACAGCATCCCCTAAATAATATACTTTCCTGCCAACTGCATCGGACATCCATTCATATTCGCTCTTCATTCACGTTCCTTTTGATGTTCTATTTTTACCAATAAACTGATTAGCATATCGGAAGAGTCATCGATATTTCTTAAGTTTTCCCTACATTGATTTATGACATCTCTTGTTGAGTTTTCTAGATACATAAGATTTGCTCTAAACTGGCTTCCTGCTTCCCGCATCGATTCTTCTAGATGCCTAATTAGGTTTTGTGTTTCTTTTGTTCTAACTTTATTCGCCTCAGCAATTTGTTTTGAAATTAAAGCAAGTTCTTTTTTAAAATCATGAATCATTATGAAAACCTCTTTTTTATTTCATTTTATAAAGAGGCGCGGGCCGGAGTCACACCGGTCCCTTCTAGCTGACTCTCTCATAAGGGCTAGAAAGCTATGCCGCGCCATATTCTTATTTTAATTTATCCATGAGTTCATCTTCTTGAGATTTTGGTGCCTCTTCTGTTTCTTCTTCTAAGCTAAAAAATTCTCCCTCTATAATCGCTTTTTGCATATTCGCTTCTTCTGCCTCATCTAGATTAATGGCCTGCTGTATTTCAATGGAAATGGGCAAATATTTAAACAAGCGACGAATAACCGTTTTCTTTGCCATCTCGTCGTAATGTGACACCCATGGCCCTGATTGGCCAGCCTTTGAAGATTGTCGACACTTTTCTATTTCACCAATAGACATAAAATCAAATTGCTTTCCGCCATTCACAAATTTAGCAACTGCATAATAGCCGATAGCTTTGGCAGTCTCTGACAGGAAAGGATCAATCACATGGTGAATATGCGAATCTGTTCCATAATGGATGTCACATTTTTCACCTGCCCGAACGACGCGGGCCTCTATGGATTCAATTTGCCCGGAGCGTCTGGCAAGGTCAATCATGCCTTTATAGCCGATAATCAAAGTGGCTTCTTTGCCATAAGGAATGAGATACACATGACCCAAAAGGCCAGGCTCAAGACCTAATTGAGAGGCCACCATGATACATTTCATTAAAGAAGACTCGGTGCAGTCTCTTAATTTTGGGACGCGGCTAAGTTCTGTTAATGCAATTCTAGCAAGTCTGTCAGCGGTAACATGCTTAGGAAGAGCAAGGGCCATTTGGGGTTTTAATTTATCAATTAATTTGTGGGCAGCTTGAATGGTTAACTTAGACATAATACACCTTATTATTTTAATAAAAATCGTCGTTGGCCAGGGGTTTTAATCATGAACTTATCGGCTAAATCTTTATGAGCAGACTTAAAAGATTCCATATCAAATCGATTGATTTCTTTCGTAACTCGCCAGGTTGCCGCCATTTTACCATTTTGACCTACCAAAGTGTCGTGATTTTTCATGAAAACTTTGATTTTATCAAGCGCTTTATCCTTCTTGGCGTCTAAGACATCAATTTGATTTTGGAGTTCATTTGCCTCATTTATAGCGGCCTGTATTTCGCCCGTAGCGACTTTTTTTTCTGACAGCACATCAAGACCGCAAAGACTCATAACCTCATCCCCTGTGCGAGGAATGGGGGGTATTTGATTCTTTACGCACTCCCAGAATTCAATTTCTTTTTGGATAATCGTTTTTTCAAGTTTCTCATTGCGAGCATAATGATATATACGAAAATCATTCCCACCAATAAGAACGGCAACATAAGCACAATTAAAGTCACCAACGGCCATGTAATGAGAAATCTGACAAAGGTAATGCAAAGGTATTTTTTGTTCTCCCAACTCACCCCAGCCATCCCCTCTAGAAGTTGTTTTGATTTCTAATAAAGCATTTTCGTTTTTAATATAGCCGTCTATATTTCCCGCCAAGAATGGTATATCTTTATGAATGAGCATTTCTGATGCAAGCTGGACGTCCTTACCTGTCTCATCAGAAAACCACGCGCGCAACGCAGGCTCTAGATAGTTGCCAGCTTTCACATAGGTTTGTTGGCTAATGTCTGGGGCTTGCGAAAGGCGTGTTTTATATCGCCATAAGTCAATCACGTTCCCCCAAGGGTTTACTCCGCATATCACACTAGAGTCTGAGCCAGTAATGTAATTTAAACGCTGCTCAAGCTGTTGTTCTGTTAGGCTCATTTGTCGTTACTCGCACATAATCTAGTAAATAACTTGTCTAATCTTTCAGAGCGCTTTTCAAGAAGCGTGAAGTTTTTCTCTTGCATAGCGTTTAACTCGTCCATTTTTCTATTTGTATATTTTAGCTCTGCAAGAATTCCTTTATTTTCCTCAGCATCTTGCCGAAGGGCCTCTATAAAGTCTTTGTATAAATTATCGTTGCTCATTTGTCGTTGCTCGCGCATAATCTGTTAAATAACGCATCTAGTCTTTCAAATCTTTGGTCTAAATAGTCAAAATGACTTCGCTGAAGAATCAACGATTCTGATAATGTTTTAGTTGCCAATTCCATTTTATCGCTAGCATATCTCAATTCTGCTATTAGTCCTTTGACGACCTCTGAATCTTGCTTGACCGCGTTAATAAAATCTTTGTATAAATTATCGTTGCTCATACTTCCACCCATTCCCCTGACTCTGTAAATTCAAACTGAACCCATTTTTCATCTATCTGCCTATAGCAGATTTCTCCAATGTAGGCAGTATAAAATCGTCCATCTTCATAATAAACGTGTTCTTCTTCGTTCATTTGAATTTCTCCGCCAATAAATTAAGCGTATCGATGTCTTTCAACAAACGACCCTTTTCTTCATCAATTATTGTAACATGCTTCGTTTTGTACGTGGCCCATGCTAAATGATGCTCCATTAAGGCTTTTAAAAGTGTTACTTCTTCTTCGGTTAATTCTAATTTCATATCTAAAATACTCCAATTACTTTTAAAAAAATGGACACAAAAATACAAGTTATATTCACACCAAAGAACCAGTTTATTTTTGAATCCATGGATGAAAATCTCATTTCAATTAGTTTCTCAAATGAAAGAAATCTATCATCAAAGTTTTTCTGAATCGATTTAAGTTCGCTGCTCAAAACGCGTATCTGCACCTGTTGCTCTATATATTGTTCTTGCTGCTCTGTTAGCATTTCTCTTCTCCCCTTGATTAATATTCAACAATGATATATTATCAGCCCATCGAAGTAAAGAGGTGTTAACGTGGCAAACAAAGAAAATCATAAAATACAATTAACGACGCGATTAGATAAAGAAGAGTTCGAAATGTTTAGAAAGCTATGTTTTATGGAATTTAGGCAAATGGCGGATGTTGCGAGAGAGTTGCTACAAGCGTGGATTGAAAAGAATAAGAAGAAATTGAAATGAGTGAAAGAAAAATAAGTGGATATTTTATAGCCTCTTCAAATGATGCAGACTCATTACAAGACAAGGTTAATGATTTGATTTATAAGGGATGGCAACCATTAGGCGGCGTTAGCTTTCAAAGAGATAAAATCATCCTTGAGTCATGTAATTGGTATTTTCAGCAAGCCATGGTGAGTTATGAAGATTAACGAAAAGAAGTTCCAAATAATTAATGTCGGCATTAATCTTATGTCCAACGAGTATGAAAAATGGCTTCATCAAAAAGGTTATGAGCTTGCGGATACAAAAATGGGGGCGGATGGAAAAGTTGAAAGTTATACTTTTAAGGTAAAAGAAAATGAGGGAAATTTTGAATGAGCGACAAAGCCACTAGAGACAGAGCTGAACCGATTGCGCAAGACATCATGGACAGTATTTGCTACTACCTACGCCATAACCTTTCGTTCTGGCCGAAAGACGCTGATGTGAAAGATATGAAGCGAACTGTGAAGTCGATAATAGTTCAAAGCATGATGAAAGAAGATGAGTAAGTTAGATTAAACATTGCATATCCCTATGCAATATCTTATCGTATCGGAAATTTTAACTAATCACATAAACATTTCTAGTCTATAACCATCTAGAATTTTTATGAAACCTGAGATTTAGCGGTCCGGGATTCTCATAAAAATGTAGAATAATTACATGAGCAAGCGTATGATATCAGGCCAAGTTAAAAACAACAACATTTTTTTATCCGCACGCGAACTAAAACTTCTTAAAACTCTCAAAGACGATCACGAATTCCTAGCTGGCTTTCCATCTCAACGCCCAATGACACATTACGCTCGCATGTATGGCGTGAGCGAAAGAACCATTCGATATGATTTTGCAAATCTAGAAAGTCATGGACTCTGTTGGAGTTCTCCAGGAGGCAAAGGTAATCCTAGGAAACGGTGCATAAGTAGTGAAGGAATTTCTTATTTAGTTAACCAAGCCTCCGGCTATATTGCCGCCTATAATTCCCCTATTCCTTATATAGATCTCTCTGATCAGGAAATGATTAACTCTGAGATTATTAAAGAAGCGCAAATCTGTGGACAAAACTTGGAAGTCATACAAGATGCTGATGAAAAACTTGACCTGATATTGCAATCAGAAACACCAAAGGTCAGGGAATGTGTAAAAAAAGCGATTAAAGCAAGCGAAATAGGGCCAGAAAGGACGGAAAAAATAATCAATAGGGTTATAGCTGTCCTTAAGAAAAATACAATTCACAATAAAAAGAGCTACTTCCTTGCCTGTGTTCAGGATGAACAAAGAAAAATTCGTGAAACATGGAAAGTGTTATACGACAAACCTATAATAATTAATATGTATGCACAACCTTGAAGGGTATTTTGTGACTAACTTTGTAAAAAAAATTCGAACGATATCTTTAGAAAAAGAAACTAGTTCTAACGGAATGATATCTGATGAGATGATTTCTCAAATTCAGGAAATATTAAATGAGCTAGAAGGAAGACGTTATTACGCAAAATTTAAAAAAATTGATCATTTGAAACTAATAAAGTTACTCGTTGACCTAGCCATGGAGTCAGTTCAAGGAAGTCCAACAGATCCCATTCCCACAACCATGAATATAACAAAAGAAAACGGAAAGATAGATCGAACCATCCACTTAAAATGCATAAATTTTTTTCAAGTATTATGGTATGAGCAAGCATTGGAAAAAAAATTAAAAGGCAAAAAATTATTAGATTACGTGAACGCTGAAAGCAAAACATTTATAAAAACAGCAAGAAAACATGTTGCCAACTATCTTAATATGAACAACCTACTTTCAGGGAACCTAAAAGTTTGAAAAAAGCCTCTTACCCTGACCTAAACGCCTCATATAGGCTAGAAAGAGAGGCGCTAGAAAGCGCCAAGGCGCAACTTTTGGCAAAAGGGGTAGGATATCCACGTTTAGAGGACTTCGAAGATTCAAGCGCGTTCTATGAGGCTGTACGGGTGTATAGCGATACAGAGTCAATGTTAGTTAGGCTTTACAAGCAAACACCTAAAAGTGTTCCATGTGAAACATCTAACAAAGAAATCAGAAACCACCATTGGATGGACGAGAAATGAAGGAAGCATATATTGAGAATAAAGTTTACTTAATGAATAACCTTTTAAGTGACGGAACTTTGGAAAGGTTAAACAAAGAGAGGGAAATAGCTAACATTATGAATCGGTTTCACAAAGAAATGACGCATAGCTTGAAAGAGCATGAGGGCAGAATGATTAGGTTTGCTGAGCAACTCTTAAGGGATAATATTTGATTAGATGATGATTTGCATATATCCTTACTTGCGCAGTACTTCAAGAAAGGATAATAACAAATGAAGATAATATCATTTATGAACCACAAGGGAGGCGTTGGCAAAACAACCCTTTGCACTAACTTAGCAAAAGCTTTTCTTAAAGAAGATGATCCACTCTCCATTACCCTGGTTGATTCTGATCCTCAAGGCTCTCTAAGGGATTGGCATAACGCTTTAGAAGAAGGCACAGAACACGACCGCATCAACATTGTAGGCGCCGACCGCCGAAATACATTGGTAGGCATCACAAACTTTGTTAACAGCAATTATATGTTTATTGATACACCTGGAAACATTAAAGAACTTCATGCTGCAGCTCTGAATATGAGTGATATGGTTATCATTCCCATCAGGCCAAGCCCGTATGATATATGGGCAACGGAAGACACGATTGATTTGGTAAGAACAGTCTGTGAAGTAAACAAGAGAATTAAACCGGCCCTGGTTATTAATCAAGCGATTCCAAATACTAAAATTCACAAAGAAGTAAAAGAGCTACTCAGTAAGTTTAAAGATTTCTTTATTCCAGATGCTCATATTTCGCATAGGGTAGTTTTCGCAAAAACGGCAGCCCTTGGAAACACTGTATTTGAATCGGATGACAAATTAGCGATGCTTGAGTTGACCTCAGTTGCCAATGAGCTTTTAGATTATCTGTATGGGAGGAAATCCTCATGTCAATAAAGCCGCGCAACAGGATTTCCACAGATGAAGACATGAAGAAAGCGAAAGATTATATCGGTAGGCAAAAGCTACACAAAATTAGTCTTTATATTCCCGCAGACCATGTAAAAAAAATGAAGCTAAGGGCGCTTGAAGAGGAAATAACGCTGACAGATATTTTTCAAAAACTTGTCAAAGAATACTTGGAGCTTCCATGACCGTCACAAACCAAACTCACCTAGATAAGCTTGTGAAAAAGCAAGCTAACCTTATACTAAGAACCTTGAGGTATGACTGCATTGATATAGGTGACGGGACTTACTATCTTTGCAGTCTAACTCATGATGTTTTAAAAATGCTTTACTCCCTCATCCATCGCAATATGTCTGCAGCCGAAGCAAAAGCAACGTACAAAGTTGCCTTGGATGAGGTATTAGTCAATTATGGTTTAAGCGTACAAATTCACGAATTCAACTAAGGATAGGTATGGATATCGAAAATACAAAAAGAATGACATCAGAATTAGCGGCGCTACTCGGAGGAGAATTGAAAGGGTCGCAAGCCTTCACCTTTAGAGCATTCTGCGAGCATGTGGACGCATTAGTAAATTGGCATATAGCGAATACAGGCGCATTATCAAAGCGTGTCATGGAGCTAGAAAATAAAAGCGAACCTAACGAGGTTAACTAAATTTAACTGAATATGGATATTATGTTAGATGATGAAGTTTGATAAAGGCGGCAAGCTTAAGAAGGTCAATAAACATACTGCCACCAAGTTTACCACGACCACGATTGAGCGCTTTCTTGAGCATTGCAAACGAGGTGGCACTATCGTCGAGTTTTGCAGGGATGAAAAAGTAGCGCGTTCGACCTTCGATGACTGGGTAAAAGCCTATCCTCTTATGAAGGTGGCGAAAGAAATGGGCAAGGTCTGGGCTGAAGGTTGGTGGCTTGCACAAGCGCGACAACATCTCGTTACTGAAACTGAACGCCATGAAGATTACACCGTCACTAAAAAGTTCGACACATCACTTTATAAATACTACATGTCTGGCAGATTTGGACATATGGCAGACAAAAACGCCATTGAGCGCTTAGAGAAACTAGAGCAGATTCTCTTGCAGAAAAATACACTCAAGTCAGTAGGATTAACTTACGCAGAGGAAGCGGAATGTGATGAATGACAAATGCATATTGACTGAAAAATACGCTTATAGGCTTGGGACGATGCTAGGGTTTTGGAAAGAGCATACATTTAAGGTATCGAATAATAGGCGATACGACATTCTAAAAGACTACTTAAATAGATTTTATGCTGATGTCATCGCGGTCGAATATGATAGTCAAACTCAGTGATTGCGTGCATCTGCGACCTCAGCAACGACCATTATTTGATGCTTATTTTAATCGTAGAATCCGCCACGTTATACATATTGCTCACCGCCGGTTTGGAAAAGGGCTTGGCACATTTATGCTTACGTGCGCGGCAGCTATCTATAGGCGTGGTATTTATGGCTATTTCCTGCCTACCATCGGACAGTCAAGGCGTGTCATCTGGCAAACCATTGGGTCAGATGGTATCAAGCTCATTGATAGATTTCCATCTCACCTCATAGGCGCAATCAATCACAGTGAGCAAATCATAAAGTTCGCAAATGGCAGTATATTGTATGTCAGTGGGAGTGATAATTATAAAAGACTCGTCGGTATGGATTTTTGCCACATTGTATGGGATGAATATCAAGATTCTAACCCCGCAGCGGTTGACGCTTTTCGCCCAATGATTACAAGAAACAAAGGCTTCCAGGCGTTTCTCGGCACTCCCAGGGCATACAACCACTTCAAGGAACTCTATGAGGCTCATGCGGATGATCCTGAGTGGTATGTGACAAATTTAACCATAAATGACACCCGCGATGAATTTGGCCAGCCAATCATAACAGAGGAAGACATTGAAGCCGAAAGGCGCGCTGGAATGCCAGAGGAGCTCATCTTACAAGAGTACTACGGCTCTTGGGATGCTGCAGTTAGAGGCGCTTATTATTCAAAGCAACTCAATGAGGCCAGGAAAGAGAAGCGCATCGGCGCATTTCCCTTTAATCAAAATTACCCTGTCTACACGTCATCTGACTGGGGGTATGACGATGCGACCGCTATTTGGTTTTTTCAGCATTACAACGGCTCATTATTCATGATTGATTATCATGAGGCGCGTGAGCAAAACATGGAGTATTACTGCAATGTGCTCAAGCAAAAACAAAGAGAGCTGGGATGTCGCTATGCAGTTCACTGGGCGCCACATGACATTGAAGTTCGCGAGCTCATTGCTGGCAAATCAAGAAAAGATGCAGCACGCGAGCTCGGTATCTTATTTAGGACCGTGGCACGCCCTCAACGCAAAATTCATGGCATCCACTGCGTCCGTCATATGTTCCCGCGATTTTTTTTCAACGAACCGAGGTGCAAGCTGGGACTTAAACACCTTACAGAGTATCGTTCAAACTATGACGAAAAGCATAACGTATATAGCCTAGAGCCCTTGAGAAATTCTGCCACCCATGGCGCCGATGCCTTGCAGACATTGGCGCTAGGCTGGATGAAAGCGTTTGAAGAGGGGAACATGAAGAGACAATTCGAAATTGCTAACCTATACGGTCAAATGATGTGGTAGGCCCTCTAATCAAGAATAGCTAGCAATCGCACAAAGTTCCCCATCATTAAAAATCCAGATAATAGGCTCTTCGCGCGGCGTTTCGGATTGCCCATCTTCGCCTGCAGCGCTTACTTGCATTGTTTGTTTGGTATCAAGCTCTAACATGATTTTCTCCTAATGGTTGAAGCTGGCCATTTTAATGGAATTTTAATGTAATACATAATATGTAATATTACGTTATCTTCTAACTAATTCATTTAAGCAAATAGTGCTATTTCTAACTACGTATAATCGTGTTTATAGGTAGTCAGCATGAAATTAGAATTATTTCACTTTTTACTTGTGTATCTTCATCAATAGCGACATCTCGACATACAACATTGATATTTTCGGTTTCAAAATATCCATTTCCAATACACGCTTCTAAATCAGACGGATATTTCTTAAGCTCTTCGATTAGTTCAGCTACGGTCATTTTCTGTAAATCCTTTAAAGCGAGTCAGATTTAAAAGTTCCTAACAATACCATTCCATAGTCATTAACTCGAACTGGCTTTTCGTATCGAACCCTTGGAAGGTAGGCAATCTCATTTGATAGATATTGCTTATATAGCCATTCAGCCATCTTTAATTTGTGATAAAAGCGCTTCCTTGAAAGGCCGTGGCGCCTTAATTCATAATTGGCCTGCTCTAGTGTTTTGTCTTTAAAGTGATAAAAGGCTGGAGCATGTGCCACATAAGAGGCTCTCATTGTCAAAACCCAAAACTTATAAAGCACGAGGGAGGGGAGCTCCTTGTCAGCATTCTTTCTTAAGATGACAAACTCATCCTTCCTTTTTAGTCCATCATTTGAAAGCTGAAATACCATATCGGAAAATGTTTCTTTGTCAGGACTGGCGCAGGGAGATAGGGTTAATAACATAAAATTCCTTTTTATGTGGAAAAACCGATAAGTCAAGTCTATACTAGCAATATTAGTGCATATACAAGGATTTGTAATGTCAATCTTCTACTATCACCCTCAAAACAAAATCCCAAAACAATTAAGAGAAATGACTGGAAAAAGGGGTTTTACCTATATCTCAAGAGGGCAGCTAGAACTAACATTGCAAAAACAATTGCTTGAAGCTGGCCATGAGATTGATATGAGATTTCATACCATCATAAGCAGCCTGGCTGGCTCAATTGACTACCATATCCCCCTAAATCCAGACGACGAACTGGATAGATATACTTTAAAGATTTGCCAACAAAAAGCCCCTTGGTCCTACATTAAGGTACTCAACGGGCCTCAAATGATGTTCATTATGGGTTACGTCTCATCGAGCGGCGCGTCTCCTTTTGCGTATACTCCCACGCAATTGGCCCAAAAAGGCCTTCTGGGCGTAACCCACTTCCCAAGGCCTGTATGATTAAAAAGCATGCTGAATGTGCCAAAGGCAATCATTTATTTATCATCAGCAATTGGGCATTTGATACTAAAAGCCAAAAGGCAAACGCCTGGACGTGTCAACGTTGCATGTTAACGGTAGAAGGCATGAAAGATATTCAAGCGCTAAGGGCAAAAATACATGAAACAGGAAACAATGATTCAGAAGTTAAATAGATTAACTGAACAAGTATTAGAAGTTAAAAAAATAAAAGTAGCTATCGGGGCGCAAAAAAAGCCCAAAGATGAAGAAGGGATTATCATTTTTCATATCGACTTTTAAGGAGAAGATATGGCCAGTATATTTAAGAAAATAGGCAAAGCAGTTGGTAAATTATTTCCTGGAACAGGCAGACATGCAGCCCGTCGTGCACAAACTGCATCAAAAGAGTATGCAGCTCAAGCGCAGGCCCAAACAACTGCTCTGGAGCAAAAATCCAAAAAGGAACGCCTCAGAGCACAAAAGCTTGCCCTAAGAGGCATTAGAAGCAAAAGAGCTGCGTCTCGCTTTTCGTCCCCCAGCCAAGAGTACACCTCCTACGGTAGCCCTACGATAGGTTAAATATGCAAAGCAAAGAAGCCCAATGGTTAATAAAAAGGCGTAATGCCGCGCTTGTTAAAAAACAAATGTTTGGCTCTTTGTTCCAAAAGACTTATCGATTATCTCAACCAAACCGAAATATCTTTGATATGCGCCCTATTGGGCAAAATCCTTCAACCTTTATGGTTCAAGGCATGGATATTGCCTGGTATGTTTTTGATTTAACGTTAGCAAATGCAACCAACATTTGGGTGAATGAAATCATCCAAGCGCTTTGCCCTGATGGGAAGCAATGGTTTAAGTTCGTGGCAGGTGAAGAAATCCCAAAAGAGAATGAAGATGAAGTCAATAAGGCGCTTCAAGACAGAACTAAAAAATTCTTTCATTATTTAAATCAATCTAACTTTCAGCCCATCGTTACCGAATGCTTTTACGATGTTGCTGTCTCAACTGGATTTATGACAATCAATGAAGGGCCAGACAAAGATACGCCTTGGATATTTTACTCGTGTCCGCCTGATGCCATCTACGCAGAGGAAGGGCCTTATGGTATTTATGATTCTTATTTCAGAGATTGGGTGAAGTTAAAGCTTGAGATAGCTGAAGTAATGTGGCCAAAATTTCAACGCCCTCATTTACTTGAAAAGGATAATCTTGATGAAACTCTTGTCACCGTATACGAAATCATGTTCTACGATTATGAAAAAGAGCGATGGGAATACAGAGTTATACATCCCGATAGTCTCACCATTTGTTACAGCCGCGCCGACAAGACAAGCGCTTTTATCGGGTGGCGTGCAAAAAAACTTTCTGGCGAAACATACGGTAGGGGGCCAGCAATGGACGCAGCCCCAGCCTCGGGGACAATAAATCAAGCGCTTTACGATGAAATCGTGAGTGCGAATTTTAGTGCATTGCCCATGTACATGGGATTTGAGGATGGCGTATTCAACCCTAATAACTTCCAGATGATACCTAATACGGTTTTAGCGTGCGCGCCCACAGCATCGGGAACCTGGCCTTTACAACCAGTCCCGCCCGCGGGTAATGTCGAATGGTCTATGCTCATCTTAAATGAGCTGCGTGAGCAAATACATAATATCATGTATACAGCGCCATTGCCGCCACAAGATGACCCCAAAGCCACAGCTACTGAAATTTTAAAGCGTGACCAAAAGAACAAAGAAAATAGAGCAAGTCAGTATTCACGCATTCAGCAAGAATTCTTCGGGCCATTTGTTGAGCGCTGTATTGATTTGTTGCGCAAGAAAGGATTGTGGGACGACATTGAGGTTAATGGCAAAATCATTCGCGTTGAGTTTGAAACGCCGCTTGTATCCTCGCAGGGCCAGCAAGATGTAATAGACATGCTGCAGCATATACAATTCATGCAAGGGCTTTATGGCCAAGAGGCAGCATCAGGATTTTATCAGCTAGAGAAAATGCCAATGTGGGCAGCAAAGAAGCTTGGCGTTGATTTAGAGCTTGTCAAAACTGAAGACGAAATGAAAGAAATCGTTAAGCAAATGGAAGAATCGCGACAACAAATGCAATTACAACAACAACAAAGGGACGTGAGCGCATGACAGAGCCATTTCAACAACCTGTTAACCCATTTGCAAAGGGACCAACCCCAGAACAAATGGACAAGCAAAAGTATTTAACCCAAGTTAATAGCAGACTAAAAGAGCAAATCATCGCTGTTTTTGCAACGCCTCACGGGTTGCAATTATTGGAAACATTAAAGGAAACTTTTTTGCTTCAACCGGTCTGCCCACCTGGATGCTTAGAAGGCTATGGCTACAAAAGGGAAGGCGAAAACGGGCTGATTATCAGAATTGCCACTATCGTTAAAAATGCCATGAATCCCATTGAGAGTGAAAAGGAAAGCAAAAAGGATAGCGCATGACGGACGAAACCACATCAGAGGGCCCAACAGAAAACAAACCTGAGATAAATGAGCCAGCCTGGTACTTGGATGACAATACGCCGGGGCAAGGCGCAAGGCCTGATTGGTTGCCGACTAAATATAGAAAAGCATCCGACGTGGGTAGGGCCTATTCAGAATTAGAAAAGCGTCTAGGGGGATTTACCGGAGCGCCAGACAAATACGATGTCGCATCCCTAGAAATTGACGAGACTGACCCAACCATCCAAACGTTGATGGAGGTGGGCAAAAAACACAATATGAACCAAGAGGTTTTCCAAGATGTTGTGGGCAGATTAATGAGCGTTCAAGAAGTGCAAGAACAAGCACATCTTGATGACCAGCTCAAAAAAATGGGCAAAGATGGCGAGCGCATGTTAACTGAATATAAAAATTGGACAAAAGATTATCTGCAGCCTGAAGAAAGAGAAGTGGTCACCAATTGGGTTAAAACGGCAGAAGACTTACAAGTGTTTAATACCATGATGGCGCACACGCACATGTCTAAAGTGCCCACCAATCATACAATGCATGTTTCAAATAGATTTGAGAGCATGGCAGAATTAAAAAGCGAGATGGCAAAAAATTTAGATAAATTCAGAAATGACAAAAATTATCAAAAAGATTGGTCAAATAGAATGAAAAATGCTTATGAAAGAGAGAGGAGGGGTTGACATTTAAGCAGAAGATAATCAGGATAATTGCATATGCACCCTTAATCGGATACTGCATTTAAGAGGGCTGACGATACTAGTAATACCGTCCATTGGGTAGCCAACTCAGGAAGAAACATTCGTTTTAACTTAGTTGGAGAAAATCCAAATGGATATTACTTTAGTCAAGCAGATAGAGTACGACACCTACGTACACGCAGTCTTTCAATCTACCGGCGGCCTATTAGATGGCACCTTTCGTGAACGTACTGGCGTTATCGGCGCAACCGAACAATTCAGAAAAAGCCAACAAGTAGTTGCGACGCAAAAAGCGCCACAAGCTGCATTAACACCGCTTAATATGGTCTTTGACCCAGTGCTTTGTAATCTAAATCCGTGGTCAGCCCCGGATTTTGTCAACATATTCGAAGAAACAGACATTAACTTTGCGCCCGCAAGAGAAGTGGCGGATGGATTGGTTAAAGCCATTAAACGTCGCCGCGACCAAATTCGACTTGATGCGTTAGATGCGTCTGCAACAACCAATGTCATTGTAGATGGCGGTACCGGATTTACCTTTATTAAATTCGAACAGGCTATCCAATTCTTAGCGCAAAACTCAGCAGGCAGAGGACAAATTACTTGTGCCATTTCAGCGGTAGCTCAGCGTCAATTAATGGCAGAAGATAGAATAACGAGTCAATTTTATGTCAACTATAAACCGATTGCAGGCTCAGGATTAGACGGTGCAACGATTCAAAATATTAAATTCGTGCTGATTCCTAATATGCTGGAAGGTGGTCTACCAATTGTGGGCGATATTCGCACTTGCTTTATGTGGAACTGGGAGGCTGTTGGTCATGCCGAATCAGAGCTCCAACGCACTGATATGCAGTGGCAAGGTCTGTATGAATGCTGGCTAGTTAATTGCAGAATTAAAGCGGGCGCTGTTGCGGTAGACGATACCGGTATTGTCAAAATTGACATCGACGAAAGCGTGTAAGGAGAGAACATCATGGCTTTTAATTATTTAAACTGGCAACAGATGTCTTCAGGATTTGACATTGGAAACAATAAGTTTTGGAATTATTCCGACACTGTAACTGACAATATTGCAACGATATCAGCAGCAAACTTCTTTTCATCGCAAGCTGCTAATCTAAGCGTTGGCGATTTAATTTGGCTTGTAGCAACAGATTTACTTACGGGTGAATTTGCTCAAGTGACCGTCGTTAACAAAATCACGGGCGCTGTATCAATTGCAGTATTTAATGCTGTGTTAGGTGCTGGCTCTGTCGGTACAGCAAATCTTGCAAACCTTGCTGTCACTGCCGCTAAAATTGCCAACAACACCATCACTGATGCTCAAGTTGCAGTAAATGGCCTAACAAGCGCATCCTTAGATAAAACAACCATTCAATACGTTAAAGTGCCCGTAACTGCAGCGCAATGGAATGGTATGTATGCGGCACCTTTTTTAATGATTGCAGCACCTGCAGCAGGCCAAATGATTGTGGTTAAGCAAGCAATTGTGGCAATGACTTTTGTTGCAACTCAATACGCCGCAGGTGGCAACGTCGCATTACAATATGATAGCACTGTAAATGGCGGCGGCTTACTGGCTACGCTTGTGCCGATTCCCGCTGCAGTTATTAATGCTTGGGCAGCCTCATCAGATGTTGGTATTGCTGGAGATGATGAAAATGGGGCCAGTGCAAACAAAGTTGCAAAAGGTCTTTATCTTTCAAACGATACGGCTGCATTCACAACTGGTAATGGCACATTCAACATTCATATTTGGTATGAAGTTATAACGCTTTAAAGATGATTTGCCGTTATTTCAGTTGAGATAACGGTATTTTTAAAGAAATTGATGTAGTAACTTGAGGAAAGCAAAATATGAAACGCGAGGAATTGTTATCAAAAATACATGATAACAAAGCAAAGCATGCACAAAATGTGACGGCACATCAAGTGACAAGTAGTCCAGCGATAATCGTTAATTCAATTGATTCATCAACAAAGGAGATAGTTATGCCAGAATATAACAAAGATTGTGAAGGCGGATGTAACATCCACATTCATTGCGGGCCATCGCACCACCCTCACCCACCTCACAAAGAATGCCCAAAGCCTGAATTTGCCGAAGTATATTCGGGACTAGCGCAAACACTTGCCGCTTCCCCAGGACCCCTTTTAAAAGGTGGTGTCGTTACGCTTGAGAACACTATTTTTAGCACACCTAATATTGATGTGTCTCAAGCTGCATCCAACGGTAAGATTATAGTCAATCGCGCTGGTTGGTATGATGTTTACACCGGAATGTGCGGCACCTTAAATCCGATTCCTAACCCACTGCCAGTTTGGACATTATCCCTGTTTAAAAATGGGGTGTTAGTACCAGGCTCTACGTTTGCAAATATGCCACTTTCGCCCACCCAGGGCTCTAATGAAGTTGTGGCAGACGTATTTGTACACCTAGTTGCTGGCGACGTATTGGAATTGGCGAACACCTCAATAAATCCAGTATTTTTGACCGCGCCAACTATTGGAACGAATGCGCCCACCAACTCTTCTTACTTGAAGCTTATCTTGTTAGAAGCTGACTAGGGTTGTTTTTGACGTTCAAGGTCACTCTTGCCTTGGGCGTCTTTTTTATAAGGATGCAATATGCCTACTGGGATACCTCACGACGAAACGCAAATGATATCAACGGCGCTGAGTTTGCTGGGGTATCCCATCATTCAATCCATCCAGGCCGGTGGCCCTGCGGCTGCGGCTTTAGATAATTTATATGACGCTTTGATGGCAGCAGATTTAAGCTCACCCAATTGGCGATTTGCCTCCAAGGTGGCTTATTTGTCTCAAATTGCAGGATTTAATCCTAATTTTATGTATTACAATGTGGCCTATCAAATTCCGCCAGATTGCTGTGCAATTTGGCAGGTTTGGCCCCCTCAACCTTATGAGGTGTTTGGTCAGCAGATATGGACAATTGGTTCACAAAATCCTCCGTTGCCACCACCGCCGAGTCATTTTATTCCACCGGCTGGACCTGGGCCTAATTTACAAATTCAATACAGAGCGGTATGCCCACCCAGCCAATTGCCGCCAGCTTATGTGATGTATTTTTGTTATTTATTAGCCAGCACGGCAGCGCCCGGCATCACGGATGATCCGAAGGTAATTGAAAAAATAGATGCAGGCATGACCAAATGGCGCGCGCAGGCGATGATTGTGAATACGCAAGGAAGGCCTAATAAAGGTCTTACCAATAGCCCATGGGTCAATAGCAGGCCTGCAGGTAATTATTATGGTACGACAGCAGGGGTCAATAGCGCTTAATGGGTGTTCGAGATTTAGTCAATAAATTTACTTCAGGCGAACTTGATCCAAAGTTTATTGCCGAAGTTGACTATGACGGATATCGAAAAGCGGCACGAAAACTTCGTAATGTGATTTGCATGCCTCAAGGCGGCGCCATGAGGCGTTTTGGCACAGAGTATGAGCAAGTCATTAAAGATGGCGCTAATTTTATCACTGATGCCGATACAGTTCGCCTCATCGAATATGAGCATCAAAGCAATAATTTATTTGACATCATCATAAGACCAGCAACCATCGGCATTGTTGCTTTTGACATCTATTTGTTTGGGGTTTTTCAGGTGACAGTGATTGCCCCAATTAATACGTATACTGTCCCAATGATTCGAGAAATTCGCTGGGTAAAAGATTATGACAGGCTCATCATCTTACATCAGCAAGTGGCGCCTCATCAGCTTATGTGGATTGCCAATAATAATTGGACATTAACGCCGATTCAGTTTCAATTTTTTCCAACATATGACTTTACTTATAGTGATAATCCGGCAACACTGCCAACACCGAACACGCCGTATTGGTCGATTGGTGTAACCTTTACACCAAACGCGATGGCAGCCACCATCCTCACTGCCAATACGGCGGTCTTTACCTCTAACCATGTTGGAGGTCTTTACTATGGCAATGGAGGGGTCTTTAGGATTACAGCAATTAATCCTGGAGGTACTGTTGCCATAGGATTCACACTTGAGGACTTCTTAGATACTAGCGCTATCCGTGGGGACTTATCTACATTACTAGAAAGGGCTTGGAATGATGGGTTAGCCATTGGCGGTGCACCTGCAGGCATTGCCAGATTCTGGCCAGGTCACGGGTGTTTTTATCAATCAAGATTAGTGTTAGGAGGTTCTGTTGCGCTTCCTGGCACTGTCTATGCGTCTGTTGTTAAAGCCTACTATGATTTTGATGATTCCAATTCAGATGCCTCTAGCAGTTGGGGCGTTGAAATTGGCGTGACGGGCAATGATATCTTGCAAGATGTTCTGGCGACCAAGTCACTCGTGCTTTTAAGCAATAAGGGGCCTGCCTCTACCAGTATTTTAATTGATACGCCCACAACGCCAACGAATGCCTTTTTAAACACGCAAGGCACAGAGGGTGCTCGTAACATCAATTCTGTCATCATAGATAACCAGGTTATTTATGCTGACAGGGCAGGAAACACAATATGGAGTATGGCCTATGAGATTCCTGATACGGGATACAATATTGCAAATGCTAGTATTCTTTCAACGCAACTTATTAGGGGACCGAGATGGGCGGATATTTTCGATCCAGATGATATTGATGGTCGGTATTATCTTCTTGTCAATAATGATGGCACCATGGCCATATATAACACGATTTCCGTAGAAAACATTAAATCGTGGACTTTGGCGACGACGATAGGCTCTTTTGTAGATGTGGCATGCATCGCGAATCAGGCAAAGGTCTTAACAAGAAGACAGGTGAATACGGGTATATTGATTTCAGGGCCGCTGCAAGCTATTTACTTAGTGGATGGCACCTTCAATGCTTTTAGAAATGTAACTGTTAACACCAATACAGGCGTCCAAACGTTATTTGCAAATCCTTTGGATTACCTGTTAATTGGCAATGAAATCCCATTTACTGCATTGTATTTTAATTTATTCGCACCAGCTGACCAAGATATAAACCTTGAGTTTCAATTTTTAACAGACACAGGCATATGGGAAACATTCACGCCAACAGATAATACATTTGGCATGACAACAAGTGGGGATATTTCGTGGACAATAAATGATGTCTCAAACTGGGCGGCGCAAACGATTGTTGGCACAACGTTAGCGTTTGACGATTTAGCAAAATATTATTGGATAAGAATACAAAGAAAAAATGTAAATACACTATTATCAACGCCTAGTTCAATTGGTATTACGCTTAATACACAAAATCGTATTTACATGGAAAAGGCCACCTTTACAGATACCCTAAATGAACAAGTAGAGGGTATCTACATGGATTGTCAGATTAATACGACATCTAATGCTACCGGCATCATCACGGGGCTTGATGTTTTAGCAGGACAAAATGTCTTTGTATTTGCCGATGGTTTTCCACTTAAAACGTACAATGTTGACATGGCTGGGCAAATTGATATTGACGCCTCTAATGCCAATAGCATCGTTTGGGTTGGACTAGATTACACAACCCTTATCATCCCCATGCCCGTGATTGCTTTTTTAGCCAATGGCATTAGCGTTTATGAACCTGCCCATGTACTTTATATGTATATCGATTTTTATAATTCATTAGGGATTACCCTTCAAGGTCAACCGTTACCACAACTTTCACCCGGAGCTTTCATGACGCAAGAGGTACCTGTACCAGTAAGTGATTATTATAAAGCACCTCAGTTTGGTGGATGGGATGCTAGAGAAGAATTTATCATCGCCCAATCCTATCCAGCGCCTATGACAATTTTAGCGATAAGTTACACAATAGAGGTATCGCCATAATGGATCCATTAACAGCTGGATTATTTGTAGCGGCAAGCTTTGCAGCAAGCGTCTATACCAGCAAACAACAAGCAAAGATTGAGGAAAGCAACGTACAAGCAGATTTGGCTAATAAGCGCCTTCAAACCGCCGAGGCCACCTATGAGCGTACTAAACAATTTAGGGAGAATATGGCAACCAATTTAGCCTTGAGCGGCATGGGATTTGGAGGCGTGTCAGGGTTCAGGGGGATAGCCTCACAAAATATCTCAGATTACTTTGCCGATGTGGCCGCGCTTGGAAATCAAGATTTATTTAGTATAGCCAGTGCGCAATCTTCGCGTGCGGCAAGCAAAACCAATCGCATCTCACGCGACATTTCATCCCTGACTGATGCGGCCAGCCTTGCAACTAAATTAGGTATCTTTAAAGGCGAAACGACGAAAAAAACCAAAGCACCTAAGAAGTTGGGGTACTAATGGCAGAGCTCAAGAAAGAAGGTAGACGGTTTAGAAACCCTGACTTTCCGGATTTGTCTGGGGAGGCGCATGCTCATGCCACTTTGGGTAAAACCATTCAAGGGGCTTCAAGCGCATACGGACAGTATAGAGAATCTACAGACGAGATGCACAATGCTGTGCTTTATACCGATGTTTCACACGGATTGAAAAAACAGCTCATTGAACATGCTTCGCCAGAAAATATTGCCCAAGGTAATGCAGCTGCATTATATCAACAAAATGCTAGGGCCATTATTGATGATGCTTTGCAAATGGCGCCCCGAGGTAAATCAAAAGAATTAGAATTAAAACTTCAAACAGTTGCAAATAGTGGTGAATTAAAACTACTCGCATTAACTAAAGATTATAATTACAAAAAAACCAAAGCTGCTATTGATGTGGCAATTGATACTGCAAAAAACAATTACAAAGATTCATTGTTATCAGGTGACAGATTTTCAATACAGCAAAACAAGGAAGAAGTTGAAAAGCTTTATACTCATGGTGTTGCATTGGGCATCTATAACGAAAAAGAAAAACATGATGCTGTTAAGGGGCTACATAAAACAGACCTGGAAGAAAGATGGACTAAGCGCGGCGAGAATGATGCAGCAGCAGGTCCAGGAATATCCGAGAAAAATCTATCTGAATTAGCGAGAGAATTTCCAGAAGAAGGGAGTAATGAAGATAGACAAATAGCGCTAGAAGCCTATGCAAAAGGCGCAAGCACTTACATGACTAGGCAGCAAGCTCAAAAGGCTATCAATGCGGGCAATGTTTCGCTGGATATTTTAAAAGGCAACATAACCACTGATGCTGATATAGCAGGCCATGACTTAACAGCACTTCAGGGCGTAAAAGCTCAAATAGAATTATATAAACAGCAACACAAAAATACAAAAGATAATACAAAAATCGCTCAGTTCTTATCGAATGTGGCACAAGGAAATGGGACTCAAAATTATCCATCTAGCCCAGCAATTAAAGAGCAAGGGCATAATATTTACAAAGAACTTTATCTTAATGAAAAACGACAACAAACAGGTGATCTAGAGGCGCAACTTTCAATCGAAGATGAGGCAAACATTCTGAAGCAAATGAATGTTTCAATTCCTTCGATAGATGCTCAGATAAGCTATGCCATTCAACATGCTAATTTAGATACCGAAATGCCCTTAGTCGAATGGGCATTAGGGATGGTTAGAACGGTTGGGGTTGAGACGCCTAATGCAATAAAGTTGGATGCAAAAGATAGAGCTATCGCCAATTTAGCAAACGAGTCTCTGCAGTATGGTCGAAGCAATGCACGCAGCGCTCTAGAAGGTGCGAGGGCCGTAGTTAATGTTGATGAGCCAGTCCTTGCAGGCAGAAGAGCTCGCCAATATAAAGATGGGTGGGAAGGCGAGATGAGAAAGGCTTTTAAAGAGCTCTCAGACGGTGCCGATCCCAATACTAATCCTGTAGCCTGGGGGGCTTTTCGTTCCATTTATTCAACACAGGCTATGTTAAGCGACAGCCAAGAAGTCGCGCGCGAAGGTGCACGCCAAGTAATGACCCCTGCATTTGGTGAATCAGTATTCTTTCCTGAAAAGAGTTATGGCTATTTGCCACCCGAGAAAATCGTACCATTCGGCGAACAAGGTCGGTGGCTAGAATCTCAAATCAATATGAAACTTGTTGATATTGCAGTGGCTAATCATAGCGCACCGTCAGACCAAATCAGCAATTTAAGCAAAATAGAATTAGGGGGCGATCCAGCACAAACAAAGCTTTTGGTTGAACGAACTTATGCTAAGAATCGTAACCAAGAGGATTTATATAGATTCAGGATAGGGCCCCAAAAACAAGTCGCTGGGGGTTATATTGAAACACCGGTTACCTACCGGATTGCTGGGCATGACCGACAAGTATACTTAGAAGCCGATAGCAGTTCACGCTTAAATGAAGGCGGCAAATTAACTTATTCAGTTTATACAATGAATCCAGAAACTAATCAAAAAGAACCCGTGATGGATCCTAGAAACCGTACTGGCTTTGCGACGATTACAATAGATTCTTTGGAGGAGTTCTTGCCGGATGTCTATGAGGAAATGAATAACAAACTCTATGAAGAAGCCGCTATAAAAGTGACGTCAGAACAATATAAACAAAAGAGAAATATATTTTTACGTTCACTCGCGGAACAATATTTTCATATGAAGGTTGGCCATAAAAAAGCGGTAGAACAAATCAAAAAGAATGAAAAATCTTATGCAGATAATGAGGAAATACTTAGAACTGAAAGCGATTATGTTGTTACCAAAAAAGATGTTTTAGAAGAGTTTAACAAGGGAAATAAATGAAATCGTTCGATAGTGAAGCATATCTTCGAAAATCAAGCGAAGAAGCTAATAATGAAAGGACTTCATTTGGTGTGTCTGCATTGCCAAAAGCAAAAGCCCATGGGGGTTTTTTTGATGCAGCAGGCGCTTTATTTCGTCAAAACAATATAATTATTTCAACAGTTAATGACAAATTGCATCGTTATAACAGATTTTATGAATATGACCCAAGCTTTAATCCTTTAGAACATATACCGCCTGGGGAGGCGCAGTTTTCTTATAAGTATCTAGATGCTAAAAATCTTGATGAAATACGAGATATATTTTACCAACATCAAGATGAAATAAGAGATAGAGAACTTTATGCTGACAAACCGTTGGAGAGTTTCTTTTTAGGCTTCATTGCAGCAAACGCCGATCCATCTGCATTGATACCGGGCACTTTGTTCTACAAGAATTTTTACAAAAGATTAAGTGATGCAAAAAGGGCTGCCTGGGTAGGTGGCACATTAGGAAGCCAAACAGTTGCGCAAGAATGGGCGCTCAGAAAAACTCAGATTATGCGAACACCGGAAGAGAGCGCCTACAACATTCTGGCCTCTACCGTGATTGGTGCTTCCATTGGTGCATTCTCTGGAAAGTTTTTGAATAGCCCTGAAGGTCGGCGCGCCGTCAAAGAAACCGCCCAAATCCTTGAGGATGGAGATATTACGCCCCCAGGTGTAGCCCCAGGCCCAGGCGGCCCAAGACCTCGACCAGGTAGCGAGGGTGGCTTAGTTCAGGTTAACCCATTAGATGCAAATTACCCAATTGGTGAAAATGCACTTAATCCAATCCCAGGATTGCCAGAAGGTATCTTTCACGGCACACCTAGAAAGTTAGACGTTAACAATCTGAGAAATATGGATGAGAATGCAGCTATCCAAATCAATGAGGAGCTGTCAGAGGGTAGTGTCGTTCAAACCATAACGAGCCCAGGAGATAGGCGCTTCAGAGGCTCAAACAGCGGCATCTATGGCAGGGGCCTTTATACGACCCAAGTATCAGAAGTCGCTCAAAAGTACACCAAGAAAGGACAAAATCTCGCCAAAAAACAGGGCGAATATCAGCCAACCGTTTATAAGATTTGGGAAAAACAACCCGTAAAACTCAAAGATATTGATATAAGAATCAATGAAGATAAAGAATTCACAGATATTTTTAGAAATATTACATCCAATAAAACACTACCCAAATGGGTTTTAGATGCCATAGGTAGCGTTATCATTGAGAAAGGTAAGCCTTTTGAAACTGAAACCATGACAGGGTTCATGAACTTTTTAAGGCGCTGGGGCGTCAAAAATAAAATCAGCGTAAATCAATATCAAGATTTCTTACGTGAAAGCATTATGTATCCGTTAGCAGAGAAAGGTTATCGAGGCTTTACTCACCTGGGCGGCGTGCTCACCAAACAACCTAAAAAGCATAATGTCAATATCTACTGGTATCCCCGTGATGACTTAGAGGTTTTTGAATACACTACAAATGGTGGCGATGGCAACGTACCACCAGGTCCAACATCAACAGACTTTGCAGCGCCAGGCGGTAAGTCAGTAGGGGCGGCTAACGTGATGGAAATGGCCCTACAGGGACAAGCGCTTAAGATGGGCAAGAAAACGGCCAAGGCATTTGGTACTACACTAGCCAAACTGACCCCAGCGGGCAGACTTGCAACCAGCCAACTAGGTTATATTCGATTAGCAGGCCAACAGCTTTTTGAGAACAACTGGCGCTATCAGAAGAATTCATCCTTTAGAAATGAAGAAGGCCAAGAGGTAGGCTTTCAACCAAACGCCATAGCTTTAGAAACTCTCATTAAACGAGATATGGGTAAGGTTACATCCTTGCTCATGGAACTTGACAACCTTTATTTTGAACAGCGCGGCATCAAAGCCACCGAGAAAATGAAAACCGAAAAGGATTACTTTGTCGGCAAAGGATTAAATCGGGATGAATTCAGCGATGCGGCATTCTTTGATGTCATCGATGGTTTTGTAGACCAGCGCGAGAACGTGGGAAAAGCTGCAAAATTAATGCACGAATTTTTTGAATACTGGAAAGATAAATACACCGAATTGAGGGTTTTTCCGGAGGGCATGACTGTCAGGAACTCTATCAACTATTTTTCCCATTACTATAACGTGCCTTGGATTCAAGACCCACGAAACCGCCCCCAGGCTGAGAAAATTCTTATTGATTATTACAAAGAGGTTAATAGTTTAGTAGAGGCTAATATTGATTCGATCAAAGCCTTTCTAAAAGCCTCCAAGGCAGCAAAACGCCTGCTAAAGAAACAAACGAAAGTAGAAAAAGAACATACCACGCTTAAAGCAAAACAAGAAAAACTATCACTCGATAAAATCATAGACGATGCCTTAAATCAAAAAGTGGAAGCGCTTGCAGAGGAGCTGAAAGCAGGCACGCCCGAGCAAGTTAAGAAGGCGATTGACCAAGCAAATAAATTGTTTAGGGATAGCATGCCACAGGAGATTTTTGATGCGAACTGGAAACCGCGCACATTCGTTATGGACGATGACCAAATCTGGGTATCAGCTCAAAACACACTAGATAATATTCAGAATTTAAACTCGACACGCTTTAGCAATCAGTATATCTCGCGCATGGGGATAGGAGGAACGCCGCGACCGACCAATCATCGCGCGTTGATGATTCCTACCAAGCAGATAGCGCCCATGTTAATACGAGACTACCGCAAAGTCTTACCCATGTTTGGGCGCGCAATGATTCCTAATTACCACATTACAAAATTTGCCCAAGACAATAGCTTTGATGAAAGCGATGCTGATGTAAGCGTTGCTGGCGCACCTGGCCAAGTCGTTGGCGGCTTAATGAGTTTGGCAAAAGAAGAGTTAGACATGATGCTAAGGGGCGCAGATGAGAAGCAAGCCAAAGCTTTGTATGATGCCTTTACTCAAGGTCATTCGGATATCAAAGCAGCTTTAGAGCTTTTGCTTGGTATATTTGGTAATGGTTATAACACTAACGACACATCTTTTGCTAAATTCTCGCGCGTGATGTCTGCTTACAATTATACAAAAATGATGGGCTATATGGTCGTATCTGCCCTTACCGATCCAGGTGTAATTGTTTTACGGAATGGTTACGCAGGCCTGCACGAGGGAGTCTTATCAATCGCCAATCATATGAAGGGTGCCAAGTACAATAAAGAGCTAATGCAAAGCATCGGCAAAGCGACTGAAGTATTTACCGGGTATCGCTTAAAAGCTTATGCAGACCAAAACGATTTGGTGGGTTCGCCTGGCAAGCTAACAAAAGCGTTTGAATACTTAGTTACCAGATTTGGGAATCTTTCGTTAATGTCCCCCTGGACTGATTACATGCAAATGGTAACAGCAAATGCTTATCTGGGAGAATTGTTACGTAGTACAGTCGGCTACGGTAAAAACCTCAAGAAACTTGAGGAGATGATCAAGAGCAAAGACGAACTGCTAAGACAGCTTATCCCTGACACAGAAGAAATCAGCAAGCGAGAAAAAGAAATTGCAGAGTTTAAAGCATTGCCAGATGAAACGCGCTCAAAGTATTTAGCGCTTGGGATTCAAGATAAACATTTTAAAATTCTTTATGAACAATGGTCCAAGATTGGCGGCATTGAAGACGATGTTTTCTGGTTAGACTGGGGCGCATGGGAGATGAATTCTAAAGAAAAAATAGATGCTTTAGAAGTGATCCAGGCGGCGTTAGTTAAAGAGATTGATTCTACAATCATCATACCTGGATTAGGCGATAAGCCTCTGTTTGCCCGCACTGATGTTGGAACATTGATGTTGCAGTTTAAAAGTTTTTCTTTTGGCGCAACCAGCAAAATTGTAGTTTCTGGATTAACTCATCAAGATAGTAATTTTTATAACGGCATTTTACTTTTGCTGTTCTTAGGCGCTATGAATTACACAATAACTAGTTTATTAAAAGGCAAAGAAATTGACACTAGTATTGAAAATATGGCCTTTGAAGCAATCGATAGAAGCGGACTATTAGGTATACTCATGGAAGTCCCGTTAATCGCGCAAAAAATGGGTTTCTTACCTGGCATGGGAACCACAAGATATCAGTCTCGCGATTGGGTAGGCGCATTAGGTGGCCCCACATTAGGGACTCTTTCTGACTGGGTAACTCTTATGAATAAATACAAAAATGCTGACGAAGAGCCACTAAGGGTAAGTGATTTCAACAAAACATGGCGCCAAGTGCCTGCTAATAACCTTTGGTATTTAGATGGGCTAAATAGAAATTTTGGCATTACTAACAATATTGCGCTGGGGCTTGGATTCGAGGAAAACAAATGAGCATTGCAATTAATTCAAACTTTGAGCGTGACCAGCTAGTCGCTTCTTTCACAGGTCAAACTCAATTCTTTTACAGTTTTCCGATTTATGCAGATACCTTCTTAACGGTATATCAGCGAGGGGCCACACAAGTTCCAGACGATCCAACACAAATTTTGACATTAGGTGTTGATTATACTGTTTCTGGCTCAGGCGCTGAGGCTGGCGGGTTTATCACGCTAAATGTTGGCGCAACCATCGGGGATATTATCACCATCGTTGGCGCGCAACCTATTCAACGTGAATCGGTATTCCAAGATTTGAATCCTTTCACAGTGGCTTTAAACCAGCAACTGAATCAAATGACCATCATGATTCAGCAAATATACACCTATTGGGCGAACCTTTCGCCGCACTATAATTTCGATGAACTTGTGAGCGCTCCACAAGGCTTTGATATTGGTGTGCGGCCCTTTAAATTAATTCTGCCCATGTTGCCAGACGGGCATGTATGGGTAGGTAGAGGTTCATTAGGAACGATTCCTGACGATATTACAACACAGTCCATTGGCAGCGCCGGGCTAGGAAATGTTGTGGCAGCCCATCCAGGAATGCGCCCATCTATTGCCGTTTGGACAGGCACCGATTTCATCCTTACTGATAGCAATCTTTTTATAGTTGGTGATTTAATTACGCCAGCTACAGGAACGCCGCCCAACTCAGTGACAGGTTTTAGTGATTTATGGGGTGCGTTTCATTGGCCTGCCCACACAACAGGCAATCGCCCAATAGCACCGAATAATGGCGATACTTACTATGACACGACATTAAACCAATTCTTTGGATATCAAAATGGCGTTTGGGTACCTTTTGGCACCGGAAATACGGGCAATAACACGCAAGTTAAAACCATTATTCAAGCGAATGCTTTTTCACCGGGTCAATGGGTAAGAATAGATTCGACCTCATTTTTATACGTATTAGCGCAAGGTGACACCCCTCAAGACGCTGAAACGTGGTGGATGGTCACTGCCGCAACTGCCACGCAGTTTACGGTACAAGGTGGCGTTAGCTGGATTGATTTAGGGGCATTAGCGCCAGCCCCAGTCGCCTTGTTCCCTTTACAAATTGGCGTGCCTTATTATATTTCAGATGTGACGCCAGGATTAATGACGACAACAATTCCCACGATTGCGGGGGAAGTCAACAAACCGCTTTTTATCCCGGACAGTACCACAACCGGATGGATAATCTCAGCGAGAGGTTTCATCATTGGCACGAGCTCTAGTGGTGGTGGCGGTGGTGGCGGCACAGATAACAGCATTGTGGTTGTAAACCAACCTGGAAATACTTTTGGATTGGGGGATGTTATTTATGCAACCACCGTGGCCAATGTTTATGCTAAAGCCATATCAAGTGGCACGTTTGCACAGGCTGATAGGGTAGGTGTTGTTACCATCCCTGGCAATCCAATTTTTACTTATCAAACTGAAGGAAACAATGTAGGCGCCATCCTTTCAGATTATTTAGGGGCGCCCATTAATCCAGGCGTGAGGTATTGGCTAAGTCCAATTACTGCAGGAAAAGTGACTGCAATAAAACCAACAGCGGTAGGACAATATACCGTACCAGTTTATATACCTTATGCCGCAGGCGCAGGAATTATCACCCCCCAAAGACCTTTAATTGTGTCGCCAGCTGCAGGCCCTGGAGGCATGAATTTAATAACCTCTATTAACATTGCAAATCAACCCAATGTGTATTTGAGCAATATTTTTGATGGCACCTATCAAGATATCATGATAGTTGGCGAAAACATTATCATGAGAAATACCACTGTCGGCAGTGGCAATCTTAATATGTATTATGGTCAAGGCGTTGCTGTGCAACTTGAAATATCGGGCGTTTTAAGGACTGATGCTGGTTATAAATTTTCTGGCGGAGGATTTTCCAATACAGATTTTCCATTTAACGCAAATGGTGGACCACCGCAAATGTGGACTAATGATGGTGTAAACGCATTAAACATTGGTGGCAAAAAATTAGACTTTCAAATTTATGCCTATGGTATTGATTCGATTACTACTTTTAAAATAATTGACGTTAATTTTCATTTTTACCCAAATCTCGGCGGGACGACACCAATGAGAAATATTATTGGCACTAATGCAAATGTTTTCACCTATTCGGGCTTAGCAAGCAATAACATGGGCGCCATAACAGGATTTAATATGCTATTTGATCCATTTACAGGACAAACATTTGAATATGTCTCTGGCACTATCTCAGTATATGGAACAGCAACATGACATACACCGCAATACCAATACAACAAATCCCATGGGTTACTGTAACAGGTGACACGCAAATGATAGTAAATCAAGGCTATATTATTAATGGCGCCATCCCATTAAACATGACATTGCCGGTCAATTTTGCCGTGGGCGATATGATTAAAATACGTGGGGGCGATGGCAATGGATGGGTAGTCAGGCAAAACATATTACAAAGTTGCCAGGTGAGTAATTTAACAACAACGATTGGTGTTGCAGGTCAAATTCAATCGGCATTAAATTGGAACAGCCTTGATTTAACAGGCTACATTGCAAACACAAAAATGACAGCATTACCCATTGGTGGCGAACCTAACGTCGTGTAAGGAAAGGTCATGGCTAAGACAAATGAGATAGGATATCAAGCCGTACCGCTTGCAGGCGGCACGATGACAGGATTATTGATTTTAAGCGGCGACCCAGTGACAGCTTTGGGCGCTGCTACCAAACAATATGCCGATGCCATTGCAGGTGGATTTACGGTTAAAGGTGCTTGCATATGTACAACTACTGGAAACTTAAATGCAACACCTGTGGGTTCAGGGGTAGGCGCTACATTGACCAATGCAGGGGCTCAACTTGCATTTTCAAGCGACGGCGTGTCACCGAGTGTGAATGCCAGGATTTTGGTTAAAGACCAGGCATTAACGCAGCATAATGGTATTTACACATTAACAACGGTTGGTAGCGGTGCCACTAATTGGGTACTCACGCGCGCCACTGATTATGACCAACCGGCAGAAATACAACCTGGGAATTTAGTCCCAGTAACAATGGGCACGTTGTATGCTCAAACATCTTGGATTCAGACAGCGACGGTGGTAACGGTTGATACCGATCCAATTTTGTTTTCTCAGTTTACAGCCAGTCCAAATACCTTTGCTACCGTTTCTCTTAGTAATCTATCAGCGGTAGCCATTAATACGGATTTACTACCCAATGCCGATGGTGCCATTGATTTAGGTAGCGCTGCATTTCGTTTTAGAAACGGGTATATCACGTCTGTTAGAACGGGGACCAGTGGGGGCAATAGTACAAATATAACAGCTTATGATACGGGCAGCGCTTCATTTATAGATATTTTTACGGTCAGCGCTGGCAATCCGCCGACAGCCTCCATGTTAGGGATTGTTACGAGTACAACACAGGCACCGGGAGATAACAGTACTAAATTTGCTACAACGGCTTATGCAGACGCAGCCTCTGCATTAAAAGCAAACGTGAGTTTGAACAATTTAACGAGCCCCACTGCGATTAACCAAGATTTATTACCAGGAACTAGCGGAACACGCAGTTTAGGAACGGGTTTACTTCTATGGAAAGATATTTTCAATCAAACGATGTCAACAGGCCAAACATTGGCGGATGCGCTTTTAATAAGGGCGTACAACACCAATACAGCAAGTTATACGCCATTTGCCACCTTAACAGCTGGCAACCCGCCGACGATGTCTTTATCTGGCAGTGTGACGACCACGACGCAAGCGGCATTGGATAACAGCACTAAGATAGCAACAACCGCCTACGTTGACGCGGCAACTGGCGGTGGCAGCGGCGCAAATACGGCGCTATCAAATTTAGCAGCAGTTGCCATCAATACCGCATTGCTTCCTGGCGTGGACGGCACCATTGATTTAGGAAGTGCTGCCAAACGTTTTAGAAATGCGTTAATTGAAACACTTGAAACAGGCACCACCCTTGGAAATACAACGCTATTTCAAGCGTATGACACGAATGGCTTAGCTTACACGACTTTCGCAACGTTAACCGCAGGCAACCCACCAACCATGGCACTGTCTAGTGCTGTGACGGGCACAACCCAAGCCCCAGGAAACAATACAACAGCCTTGGCAACAACAGCCTTTGTGAATGCTGCAATTACGGCAGGCTCAGGCGCTAATGCAGCTCTTAGCAATCTAGCAGCCGTTGCTATTAATACAACATTATTACCTACGGCAGATAATACTATTGATTTAGGAAGCGCTGCTAAAAGATTCAGAAATGCTTTAGTCGAAACCCTCCAAACTGGCACGACTGCAGCGCAAACCATTTTATTGCAAGCTTATAATACCAATACCGCGGCTTATGTGACCTTTGCCACGCTAACAGCAAACAATCCTCCCACGATGGCATTGTCGAGCGCCGTTACTGCAGTTACACAAATCGCAGGAGACAACAGCACAAAGCTTGCAACAACGGCCTATGTAGATTCATCTTCAGGCGCTAATGTTAGTTTAAGTAACTTATCTGCTGTAGCGATCAATACTGACCTGTTAGGTAGCGCTGATAATTCTAGAAGCTTGGGCAATGCTACTGTTAGATGGAAAGATGTTTTTGCGACTGGCTTTAAGACGGGAACGACTGCGGGCAATACGTATCTTTTACAAGCTTATGATACGAATGCAGCAAGTTATACCACCTTTGCAACACTAACAGCCAATAACCCGGCCACCATGGCACTTGCTAGTGACGTGACAGGCGTAACGCAATCAGCATCAAACAACTCTACTAAACTAGCAACGACAGCTTACGCCGATAGAATGGTGCCCTTAGCAGGCGGCACAATGTCAGGATTGCTACTGTTAAGCGGCGATCCAGTTGCGGCGCTAGGTGCGGTTACCAAGCAATATGCTGATGCAATAAGCGCGGGCCTTGATGTTAAGGCGCCCGTCTACGCAGCTAGCACAGCAAACTTAAATGCGACATATTTGAACGGTGCTGCCGGCATAGGCGCAACTTTAGTTAACGCAGGCGCTCTAGCAGCATTCAGCATCGATGGCGTCTCGCCTCCTATCAACTCTAGAATACTCGTTAAAGATCAGACTTCGACATTCCAGAATGGTATCTACATTCTGAGCACGGTAGGCTCAGGTGCTGTCGCGTGGATTTTGACTCGAGCCACGGATTATGACCAAGCGCCTAGCGAGATATTCCCAGGTAACTTTATAATCGTAAACAATGGGACGGCCAATGCTACTACTGCCTGGATTGAAACAGCAGTAGTAACGACTATTGGCACAGATCCAATTACCTTTAATAGATTTGGACAAAGCATTACGCTGCCTTTATCTTTAGCCAATGGCGGCACTAATGCTAACCTCACAGCATCTAATGGTGGTATTTTTTATTCCACTGCGAGCGCTGGGGCTATTCTAGCAGGGACGGCAACAGCCTTTCAAATGCTTCAATCGGGCGCAACATCGACGCCTGCTTGGTCAACAGCAACCTGGCCAGCAACTACCACAGTAAATCAGTTATTGTATTCTAGCTCAGCCAATGTGGTTGCAGGATTGGCTACCGCGAATAATGGCATTTTAGTCACAAGTGCTGGCGGCGTGCCAAGCATTGGCACTGCCATTCCAAATGGGGTCACAGCGACCACCCAATCTGCGAGCGATAATTCAACAAAAGTAGCTACAACCGCTTATGTAGATGCTGCAGCGGGCGGCGGAGGAAGTTTAACGTTAATTGCGTCGGCGACTGCGTCTAATAGCGCTACCGTGGATTTTTCAAACAACTTGAGTGCAACTTATGATAATTATATGCTCGTTTGGGAAAACTGCATCGTGGCGGGCGCTAATACAACATTTTTTTTAAGGGTAGGAACTGGAGCAGGACCAACATATCAAGCGACAAGTTATACAACGGGGATGAGCCCTGGCTCTAATGCGGGAACAACCGGGATTTGTCTTACAAAAGCAGCGGATACCTCTACCGCGGCAAATCGCGCTGGCGCTGGAAATGTGACTGTCACAAACGTAAACAATGCCTCAAATGATAAAGTTGTTGTTGGGACTGTAGGTTATTGGGCAAATAGTCTAGCAGATGCCGTTATATCAGTAAGCGGTCGATGGCAGGGTGCAACAGTTTTGACCTCTCTTAGATTTATAAACAGTACTGGAAACATTACATCAGGCGTATTTAAACTATATGGATTGAAAAACTAATGACGCTTAAAAAAACGATTGCAGGTTATCTAAAACCTGATGGCACATGGGAACCTCAGCGCGACATTGAGATGCATTTGCTTGAAGAAAATGCGACGAGAAGAGAATGGGATTTATCCGATGTAATGGTTTTTGCGCCAGTAAAGCCCTCTCAACTAGATGAACATGAATGGCTCATTAACCATGGTACTGACTACGTTAGATCTAAACGCCAGGAATATGAGGCAGCTTATAAAGGCTATTTACCAAAGATGGAACAGGCCCAAAAGATATCACAAGAAGCACATAACGCATGGCATGAGCATGTCAATTTGTGCGTGGCAAATGGATGCAATCCTGATATATTTGAAGGTGATGCCAGATTAAAACTTAAGATGCCACAAGGAAAATGACATGCCTTTAAAAAAATCAAGCAGCAAGAAAGCATTCAAAGAGAATGTGAAGGCTGAGATGAGTTCAAAACCACAAAGGCAAGCTGTTGCAATAGCATATTCTGTACAGCGCGAAGCTAAGAAAAAAGGAAAGTAAAATGAAAGATAAAAAATACGAGAAGAAAGAATCCAAGCACGAAAAACGCGAGAATAAAGATTTGCGTAAAATAGAGAAAGCGACTAAGGATATGAGTAAACACCAAAAGAAGGGGAAATAACATGTCATATGCAATTAAAAACTATCCTGATTACATGCCAACCATGCATGCAGGTGAGCACGAAGCGGGTTCCTCAAGACAAGCAGAAGAAGAACGCAGAAAGGCATCCTTCTTTCATGAGTTTCATGCAGACTCAAACGGCAGCGTTACTAAATTGCGTGAAAACTTTGCACATCACGACAGAAATCGTTAGGAGGCTTTA